AAGTGAACGAAAAGGTGGGCTTGATCCCTGCAGCAATGCAGGCTTTTGTCAAGCGTTTCCTAAAGTTCTCATAAAACACACGTCCATGCGCAAAAGCGCCACGGAGAGCCATCTCAGCGTTTACTTTGGTGGCCTCTTCGTCTGTGCGGGTACCTTTCAGTATCCACAGGGGGGTTTCGAAGAGAACATCAGCTTTCAACGGAGCAAATACGTGGCCCTCATGGGTAGAAAAACCTCTCTTGAGCAATTCAAGCTCTGAGACAGAGGTGTAAGCGTGTTCAATCCCATCTTTAGCTGCGGGAGTCAATCTCTGACCGGTGAGCGTGAAAAACTCCTTCAAAAGGAAATAATCCACGGGCACACCGTCAGTCTGATCGATCCCAATGATAAAATCATCACCATAGTTCACAGCAAATGACTTAAAGGACGCGCCGCGGAAGCGGTGGGCCCAATAAGCAAAAGCGTGCAAATTAAGTTTCTGATTAATCATGTTGAGGATGGTGGTCCAGGAGTGCCCAGAAAGGCCTCCGAACCATGGCATGTAAAGAATCCCTCCGGGACCTAGACGTACCGCGTGAATGTGGGTTTCGATGCTGATACGAACAGCGTTTCGAGAACCCTCATCTAAGAAGTCGTCAAAGATCTCAGAGTGCAGTTCTCTAGCGATGACATTGAGTTGGGCGGGAGTGAGGGCATCAAAGTTGCCCATATCTCCAGTGACAAAATCGGGAAACTGGCGGAGGATACTCCACAAGTGTTCCCATTCACTGGAGTCAGGGTTAACTTTGTAGGCCCACCCGTTTCGGACTCTGCGACTTTGGTCACCAATCAAGGTGCCCATCATAGCAGAATACTTGCGGGTGATGAGGGCAAAGGCTATGGGAGGGAAGGAAAAGATACGACCTTTGAGGGTCTTCTCTTTAGCTTTTCTCTCATCCTTCACCTGATCAATCCATACGACAAAAGGGGAAATGTTGTTGCGCATAAGCGTTTCAACACGCACCCATTCGTCATACAGTGCAGGGATAGGATATATATCCTCGTCTGTGCCTTGGGCGGGTGCCTCGGCCCAGTCAAGGATGTACTGAGGGGTCTTCGAGCGTACAGTGAAGAGATCTCTTCTGTCTTTATAATTAAGACGAGAAAAGGTCTCACCTCTGAAGCCCAAAGAAGTGTTGAGGGGGATTCGGAGAATTCCGTACTGAGGGAGACCATTGATAGTCTCATGGTTAGTGAGTGGTCTCTTCAGTATCGGAGCTCCCAAATCGGAACGGACACGTTGTTTAGCGTGCTCATAGGACTCGACGATCTCTGGCTTCCAGATTGTGTTGGTAGTTTGCACCTTCACAAAAGCGGCAGCATAGGGATCGTGAGCTTTAGAGCGTTTAAGAACGACGGGTGCGGTCTTGGGCTCGGGCCAAATATCGGGATCAACAAAGAGACTCTTCTGGATAAGGGAAGAACGAATCTCAGTGTCGGTCACAGTATGAGGACGGAGGTGGGGGGGGAGGACACCCTGAATGTTATGTTCACGGAACAAACCATTCTGCTCTTCAGCAGTAGGGTTAAGAACATAATTCGGGGTATCCTCCTCAGAAGGGCTGTCATCAAGAAGAGCGCTTGCGCACTCCTCAAAGTCCTCGCGGGTGCGAGGTAGACAAAATGCAACCCTGGACCCCGCAATACCTAACTGGTGTAAACCAATCAGGTTGCGGCATCCTTGTCCAAAATGGGTGTCTCCAGTGACGTAAACACCGCCACAGTCTCCTTTCTTGGTTTCAATACCAAAGCGGAAGAGGCTGTGAGCGGTCTTAATTTCACCGGAGTTGGAACGAAAATCGACGTCTTCAACTTCCTGGATATCCCCGGCATACATGGTAGTAAGCACGGGGGTACCAGAAAACATCTGACGACCGATATATGAATTGTCTCGAGGGAGAGACTTTTCAAAGTCGGCACGCGTGGGGATGCGCGAATCAATCTTCTTTCCAAATTGAATGGATGGGGGAAGGAGGGCGACAGCATAGTCACGCTTTCCGCGGGCGATTTTCAAATCTCTATAGGCGCACCTGAAAGGGGCACCGGTAGAGTAAATGTTAACCTCCGCGTCAGGCGGGAACTTAGCACCGTCGGGTCTGAACATACCGTGAGCAACGGTCTCCATCAGACGACCTCGTATTACAAGACCAAGAGTAGTATACACTTTACCGTTGTTATCGGCAATAGTGTACGCTCTCAGGTTGTTTATGATACTTTGGTACTCGTTGGAGTCAAACTCGGCACCTTGCAAGCGGGCATAGGTATCAGGTTTGATTTCATGTTTGCGGCGGCGCACTTGGAATGTGCCGCCAGCGTTGTACTCTGATTTAGCTTGCTCCTCGGTAAAAGTTTGCCTATACATCAGAAGTATACTGATAATACCACTCGCGAGAGCGGTAATACCAGCACAAGCAGCGACCATAGAAGGAGTAATACTCGCTACCATATGATAAAAACGTCTCATGGGTGTAAGTTTACCCAATAAGAAGTCGATATGGTAGGAAG